GGTCTTCTGTTCGATGTGGTTTCGGATGCTTTCCAAAATAGGTAAAGTGGCACTCATTGATGCTCCCTTAATAGCCCGACAAATCCAATTTCTGCTGGGCTTTAGTTTTGAATTTCAGTGCGGATGTCAAAGTGTCATCGCCATTCACGCCGATTTCCGTTAAGCCCAAATGCAATTTGCCGTCGGCAATACGTTCCAAATCTTTTAAGGCTTGGCTGTGGGTTTCTTTCACATTGTCAGGAAAGCCTTTGCCTTCAGGACGGCGTGAATACAACCAATAGCGAGCCAGTTGTAGGCAAATGTTACGCACAAGCGTTGGCACATCATTTAACGGTAGCAAATAACGTGAACGTAAATAGCCGTCCACCGTTTCGGTAGCGTATTCGCACGCCTTGTTTAATACGGCATAATCGACTTCCGTTGCTCTTGTGTTGTCATTAGAGAGCTGCGCAAGCACCGCTTCGCTCACCACTTCTGTTAAATCTTGTGCCTGAATGTACATTATTCTTTACCTTCGCCTTTGTTGTTTTTGTTTGCCTTTTCCGCTTCTTTGCTGGCTTTTTCTGCTTCCGCAAGACGAGCTTTTTCCGCCTCAGCTTCCGCCTGTTTGCGTTTTTCGTCTTCGGCTTCATCTAGCTTCACATAAAGCGAGATGCGTTCGGCTTCTTCATCAGTCAGTTCGAGCTTATCGCCTTGCTCGTAGCGTTGGTTGTTGTGGTAAATCGCCATAGTGCTGATGACGGCATAGAGTTTGGTTTTGTCCATTACTTTCTCCTAATGAAACGGTGTTACATTTTTACAAATCTCCCCTAACCCCTCTTTACTAAAGAGGGGGATTTTTTGGGGTTATAAGCAGCCTTTGATTAAGTAACCAGCCGATGCACCGAGCAAGTGCGGTTTGTGAATATCGGTGGTGCGAATGACTTCAAGCTTGCCACCGTTTTCTTTGTAGGTGTCCACAAATAAGCCACCTTGACGACGCACGGTGTAACCGTAAGATGGCTCGTAAACCGTGCCTTTGCGTTCAGTTGAACGTGGAGCAACATAGGCAAGCACAATGGCGTCAGACCAAATGTCTTTAAGTTGATTGCTTTCTTCATACACCGCTTCGCCGATTTTTACGGTATCAATGCCAATCAATTTGGCGAATACTTCGTGTAAAAAACCACTAAAACTAAGAAATAAAAAGAAACAATGGATTGGCGGAATTTTGTTGTAATAAACGGAATTAACTTGACCTTGAACAAAAATAAAAATGGAATATAATGGGATTGAGCGAAATAAAAAAAGGAAAGAAAATGGCAAGAAAATCGTTTATTACAGCTTTGCCGAAAGAAATAGTGGAAGCGTTGCACGAGCGAATCAGAGCGGCGGAATATGGTGACCATATGGCAATGGTGGAGTGGGTAAAGCAGCAAGGCTATCATGCTTCTAAATCGGCAATGTGCCGCTATACGTTGGAATTAAAGGCAAGAGATGGGTATGAAGGCGGAGCGGGGTCATTTAAGTTACACACCCAAATGCACAGCAAAGACAGCAACCTTGAAATGCTTTATAAAGAACTGGGCGAACTTGAATATCGCCGGCAAGAAATTTTAAACAGAATTCGGGATTTAATGGGAAAATAACCAAACACAGGGGCAACACGCCCCTTTTTTATTCTTAGGGAAAGAAAACTAAGAAAAAATCAGATCTTTGGTTGATTTAGTCAAAATGAACCAGAAAAACTAAGAATTTAAACAAAAAAGAAAACGCCCGTTTAAATGGCGTTTAAATCTTTAAATCAGGCTATGTCCAATATGCACCACACGCCCAATCACTTCTAAATCTAAAGCATCATCAAAAGTTAAATCAACGGGGTCATAGAATGTCTTGTTATCACTAATTAGGCGAATGCCATTTCTAATGCCTTGTACACGCTTTACTAACGTTTGTTCGCCGTGTCGTAAAATATAAATTCTCCCGTCTTTTGGTTGCTTCTCGCTTAAATCAACTAATAACGCATCTCCATCACTAATGGTTGGATACATTGAATCGCCTTCTGCTTGGAAGAAAGTGAGGTGATTGATACGAAACCCCCGCTGAGTAAGCCATCTTTTGCTTAAGCCAATATAATCATCAGGCTCATATACTGCTACATTAAACGAACCATAGCCTGCCGAGGCGTAAACCTCATAATAAGGAATCATCTCTAATTCATCAGTATCAGTATCAGTATCAGTAGCGGTAGGTAATGTTGTTGTGGCTTGTTCTTGCTTTCTGACAAAGCCTAGTGCCTTTTGTACCGCTTCTGGAAATGAGCTGACGTGGTATTCAAAGGTTTTCCCTTTTACGCCTTCACGTTGCCGCTTCTCCCAATGCTCCCTATCAGCCTTTTTAACAATACCTTTATCTGATTTGGGCAAATCATCAGCTTCCAGTTCCAAAATTTCAGCTACAGACAGCCATTCCTTTGAGTTCTTCATAAAAACACCTTGTAAAGATCTAAAAATACAAAAGTTCTTTTCAGTTCCTTTCAATGCAAGTTATTGATTTATAAAGAAGTTTCAAAAGGTAATCAAAAAATATTAAAATTTTTGAAAAGAACTATTGAGTTCCTTACAAATTCCTTATAAAATGCTTTCAAGTTACTTAAACGAGTTACTTAAAAGGAAAGGATAGCACAAAATGAATGATGAAAAAATATCAGATATGCATCGTGCTGACGTTGTTGCCCGCTTACGCAAACAAGGAATGACTTTATCTGCTCTTTCTCGCAATAACGGGCTTCATTCAACAACATTAGCGAACGCATTTTCTCGCCCTTATCCAAAAGCTGAACGAATTATTGCTGATGCTATTGGATTAAGTCCTCAAGAGATCTGGCCTTCAAGATATTAGAGAGGAACTTATGAAAGAGTGGTTTTCAATTAAAGAACTTTTAGGGCTTCCATCACTTCCTCAATCAGATCGAGGAATGATGAAAAAAGCAGAAAGAGAAAACTGGAAGAAACGCCAAAAATCGGGAGTAAAAGGAAAGGCTTTTGAATACAACATAAAATCCCTCCCCATTGAAACCCAACAGGCTTTACTCATCAAAACCACCCCAGAGCAAACGGCGGTAGCTTTGCAAAAAATAGAAGAAACTCGACCGCTTGCAAGCAATGAAATCTGGCAATTATGGGACGAAGCAAGTGCAAAAGCCCAAGAGCAAGCCAAAATCAAACTTGGCACGATGTTTGCAGTAGCAAATTTAGTGGAAAGCGGTGTGAACGTGTTAGATGCCTTCCAGCTCGTCTGTGGCAAAGAAAATGCCGAACGGCAGAAAAATAACGAGAAACTTCTCTCGGTTGGTTCTTTAAAAAATTGGTGGTATCGGATCAAAGATGCCTCACGGCAAGATTGGCTGCCCTTAATGCTCAATAATAGCGGCAAGAGTAGCAAAAATGTGGCGGAAATAGATGAAGCTGCTTGGCAGTTCTTCAAAAATTTCTACTACAGTCGTGAAAAACCCTCACTGGCTCACAGCTATGAGGTATTAAAACAAGCCGCACAATACAACGGTTGGCGCATTCCCTCTCGCTCTTCGCTAAAACGCAAAATGGAACGAGATGTACCAAAAACCGAAGAAGTGTTCCGTCGTGAAGGTCAATACGCATTGAGCCGGCTTTATCCCTCACAGGTTCGCACCGTGGCAATGTTACAAGCGATGGAATGGATCAATGGCGACGGTTATCAACACAACGTTTGGGTGCGATTCCCTGATGGCGAAATTAAACGCCCGAAAACATGGCTTTGGCAAGATGTTCGCACTCGTAAAGTGTTGGCTGCTAGAACCGATAAATCGGAAAACACTGACACCATACGCCTCAGCCTGCTTGATGTGATTAGTCGCTACGGTTTGCCGAAACACTTAACCATCGACAATACCCGAGCGGCAGCCAACAAGAAAATGACGGGCGGGGTAAAAAACCGCTACCGCTATCAAGTAAACGAAAACGAAGTGCAAGGCATTATTCCGGCACTCGGTATCGAACTGCACTGGACGTCGATTCAATTCGGTAAAGGGCGCGGGCAAGCCAAACCGATTGAGCGTGCGTTTTCTCACGGCGGTTTAGGAGATTATGTTGATAAGCACCTGTTATTACGCGGGGCTTATGCAGGGGCGAATGCTTATGAAAAGCCTGACTATGACGGCAAAAACGGTGCAGAACAGCCTGTCGATTACGCCACATTCTTAATGGCATTAGAGCAAGGCATTCAGCAATGGAACAACGTGGGCAACCGCCTCACCGAAATTTGTGCAGGCAAAAGCAGTTATGCCGAAGCCTTTGAGCGAGATTGGGCTGTTGCCGAAAAACGCCCCATCAATCAAAGTCAAATGCGGTTATTGCTCACACTTCACGAGGAAGTTCGCCTCAACCAAGACGGCACGCTCTACCTCAACGCAGGCAAAATTGGCAGTAACAAAAACCGTTACGAGTCGCTAGCACTTATCGGTACATCACACAAAAGAGTTGTGGTGCGCTATGACCCAGCAAATCTTCACGACAAAGTGTGGGTTTATGCCCTTACAGGCGAATACTTGGCGGAAGCGGAAATTACCGAGAAAGCAGGCTTTGGCGACCAAATCGCAGGACGCGAACACAACAAAGCAATGCGTAACTGGGTGAAACATACCGAAAAAGCGGCGAAAGAACGCGCTAAAGCAGAAGAAATGGAACTCAGCAATTACGCCCCAACAGTGGAATTTGAAGAGCGGTTCTTGGAAATGTTACCAGAGCCAGTAAAAGCCCCTCAACCGCAAGCAGAAGAGGTGGAATATGAAGAAGTGCTAGATTTCAACGCAGTGCGAAAAGTACCTAAAAAGGTTGAAGTAGAAACCGAAGAAATCAGCGAATTTAATCGTGATTGGGAAAAGGGTTTAGAGCTTTTAAAGAAAAGTAAAGGGCGTTAAACCAACCACCTTTAAACCAGATTTAAACAGGGTTTAAACCCTAAGGAGAATGAGATGAGCAATATCACATTAAACGAAAACGCAATGCTTTATTTAAAAGCAGACTATTACCGCCCTGAAATGCCCACTTTTAAAGCCTGCTATTTCCGATTAAGCAAAATTGCCCAAGAACAAGACTGGGGAACATTGCCGAATTTAGCCCAAACCAAAGACCTGTTTAAAGCGGCAGTCCCTGAGATTATTTGGACGAGAGAGGTGTTTAAGCGTGCCAATACTCAAAAGAAACACGCACACAAGGCAACGCCTTATCTTGAACAAGTAATGTAATTCGAGTGGCAAAACTCTCAGGTAACAGCACATAAAACGGAGCTGGCAAGTTAGATAAATCAAGTGGTTCAGAGCCTATTTTGTTCAACTCTAACACTTGAAGATGGCGAGATTTTAATTTTGCGATCAGTTGATGAAGAAATGCTGAACGTGAATTACCCGCCACAGCTTGTAACGCATCATCAAGATTAAGCCAAGAGGCAGAACCGTGAGCAGGCAAGGCTTGAGCAAATTTTAAAAACTGCTTATGCCAATTTTCTTCAGAAAGCAATGAGGTTGGCTCTTTTTGTACAGAATGTTCAAGTTTAGTAATCACTTCTGAAAATTCGTGAAAAAGTGTTGCCACGGAGTAGAGCTTAACAGGTTGGCGAACCATTTTTAACAGTAAATCAGTTTCAGACATAACGCCCCCAAGGGTAAAAACAGGAACCCCATTATGACACTAATCAATAAACTCAAACAATACTTAACCGACAGCCAAATCACTCAAGCCCAGCTTGCCCGCGAAGCAGGCGTAAATGCAGGTGCGTTGTCGGCATACCTTAACGACAACTACAAAGGCACCATTGCAGATGTAGAAGCAAAACTGACCGCTTACCTTGAGAAAAAAGCGGTGCAAGCCCGCGAGTTTGTAGAGGCACCAGCCTTTATTGAAACAGCGACATCTCGTCAAATTTTCAAAACGCTGGAATTTGCCCAAATCGCCAACTGCTTAGCGACCATTTACGGCATGAGTGGCGTAGGTAAAACCAAAGCGATCCAAGAGTTCGCCAAAAGCCACGCCAACGTGTGGCTGGTTACTGCAAGCCCAAGCCGTTCGTCATTAAGCGAAATCCTTTACGAAATCGCCCTAGAGCTTGGCATCGCAGATGCTCCACGCCGTAAAGGCACGCTATCACGCCTGATTGCACGCAAAATCAAAGGCACAGAGGGCTTGCTGATTATCGACGAAGCCGATCATCTCCCTTATGACGCGTTGGAAGAGCTACGCATTATGCAAGAAGAAGCAGGCATAGGCTTAGTGCTAGTAGGCAACGACAAAGTCTATACCCGAATGAAAGGCGGTATTAGCCCAAGTCACGAATATGCAAGATTGTGGAGCCGTGTGGCAAAAAACACCAGCATTCAGAAAACCAAAAAAGCCGACACCCAAGCTGTCGCAATGGCGTGGGGCTTAGAAACCGACGAAGAAGCCTTAAAAGTGATGCAAAGCATTACCGAAACAGGCGGTGGCTTGCGCATTTTAACCCAGACCTTGCGATTGGCAGGAATGGTGGCAAAAGGTTCAGGCAAGCTGATTGATGCCGACTTAATCATCAAAGCACGCCAAGAATTATTAGGTAAAAATGAATAAGGAAGAACGGTATGAAGAAAGTATATAACGAAATGGCAGGCGAAATGATGCTACCTCGCAACGGATACATTCACAACCAACTGGCACGCCTTGAAATTGCCACCCTTGAATGCGAAGCACTAGGGCTTGAGGTGGAAACCGTTGAATGGTTCGAAAACAGCCGTCCTCGTTTAGTAGTGCGAGACAACAGCACCACACGCCATCTTGTGAAAACAGGCCAAGCGATGAACTACGGTTCAGAAGTCAAAAACGGCATTCGCATTTACCTCCATCAAATGATGGTGGAGGGCGTGAAAATTATCTGGAAATCAGATGTAACGAAACATTAGCCACAACAGGAGAACTTATGAAAAAACCAACCCGCACCAAATCAGCCACGCTGACTATCCGCGCCCAAAGCCGTGAAGAAACGGAGTTACTGATTAAAGAATTAGGTGATGCCCAGCGTGAACTGCAACGACTGACCACCGAGCAGAATGATGAAATCGGTGCCATTACCGAGCGTTATTCGGCTGCAATTCAATCAGCAAAAGAAGCAGTAGATATGCGACATAAAGCCATTCAAGCATGGTGCGAAAGCCACCGAGATGAACTCACCAAAAACGGTAAGCAGAAAACAGGCTATTTCAACACCGGCGAAGTGCAATGGCGACAAAGCCCGCCTAGCGTACGTGTAATGAAAGCCGACCAAGTGATTGAAAACCTCAAACTGCTTGGCTTAGTCCAGTTCATTCGCACTAAAGAGGAAATCAACAAAGATGCTATCTTGCTAGACCCAGCCACCGCAAGCACCGTGTCGGGTATTACCATCAAAGCAGGTGTGGAAGAGTTTAACGTCAAACCGTTTGAGCAGGTGGCGAGATGAGAAAACTAAAACAGAAACTTTTAACGTTTCCAAACGTATGTTTATTGCTTCTTGTAATTTGTAGCACGCTAGGTTTAGCACTGGTTTGGTTTATTCCATTTGTTGGCCAAGCCTTAATTTGGAACTCCCTAGTTTTTCTATGCTGGGTTGTGTATTTCGAAGTGCGCGGCTTAAAAGATTGGGGCGAACACAATCTTGAGCAATTAGTGAAGATGGCTGAAGTTTCCGCAGCAGCGGCTTACAAAATTAAGCAACATGGTGGCAAAGTGATAATGAATGGTAAGGAGATGTAATGAGTGCCCCCGTAATTTGCTTAATCGTTGCCAGCGTACTATCGCTTATCGTGCTGTATTTGGAACAAGATTAAAGCCTATTTAAAAGCCCTTTTAAATCCCCCCTAACCCCTCTTTACAAAAGAGGGGGACGAGTTAGAAGGGGCTTTCAAAATAAGTTTTAACCCACAGGAGAAACCGATGAAAACCAAACGACCACACGCCAAAAGCGTGGAAAACTTCAACCGATACCGCTTTTATGCGGAAAAAGCGGCAAAAGAAGAACAAGCCGGCAATTACAAAGAAGCCGCAACCCATTGGGATTTAGCTAGCCTTTCTGCTAATGAAACCAACAAAGCATGGGCAGAAAACCGCAAAGCCTTTTGCGAACGAATGAAAAGAAAACCATTTTAAGGAGAATAATGATGACCGAAACACGCAAAACCGAGCTAGAAAGCCAGCTTAATCAAATGATTATGATGCTCAAAGAAGCTCAAAAATCTTTGTTTAAAGGGCAATATACCCACGCAGCTATTTTTGTGGGGAATGTATCGGACCAGTTGCCAACAATGCGAATGATGTTGGCGAGGGGGTAAGAATGAAAAGGTTTAAATATGAATGGATTGTCCTTGAAGAAGTAGAAGATGAAGACCCAACAAAGGAAGAAATACAAAGAGTGATAACAGAAAGCGGTTGGAAGAGCTTTTATTGCAAAGAACAGTGTTACTTTCTTGAAGATATTGCAAAAGAAATTTTTGTGAGAAATTTTTATCAATGGAATATTAGCAATGAAGGCGATTATGTTTTTATTGTAGTAAAAGAAGATGGTGCAAAAAACTACTCAGTATTCCGAGTTGCGTTAGCTTATGTGGTAGCTCCTGATGTAGATGATATTTATTTTGAGGAGGAAATTATGTAACCGCAAAATAACCGCTGCCCACACCATTCGGTCTAGGTTGATATAACTCGGTGTGGGCAAGTTTAAAGAGTGTTTAAATTTTTAAAGTAAATCGTTTAAAGCCTGTTTAAATCAGGTTTAAGCATGTTTTAAAGGATTGACTAAGAGGACACACAATGAGCGAAAAAGCCAAACTAATCCAGCTGATCCATATTGGCAAACAGCAGCTTAATATGGACGAATTCAGCTACCGCGAAATGGTCAAACGGCTGACCAATAAAACCAGCTCCACCAAATGCACTATCGTAGAGTTGCACAAAATCTTACATGAGCTGCAACAAAAAGGGGCTAAAGTAAAATGGTTCGCAAAACGCGGCACAAAATCGACCGCTTATAGTCCTGCCACAGGCGAGATAAAAGTCAAAAGCGAGATTGCTCATAAAATCCGAGCTGTCTGGATTCAAATGGGCAAGCAAGGTTTTCTACAAGATGGTAGCGAGAAAGCTCTCAATAGCTATATGCGAAAAGTGATGAACAAAGGAAAAAGTGTGCTTGCACTCAATGTAGGGGCGTTAAACGGCAACGATGCCAGCCGATTTCTGGAAATTTTGAAAAGATGGCATAGACGGGTAATGCTTAAAGCTATCAGCGAAAAAGGCTATGAATTAGGCGACCCAGAAGCCAGTTACGATACCGTGACGGAGTATTTTAATGAAGTTATGTAGATGCCCTATTTGCCACAGCGATATACATCTCGAATCCTTAATCGAAGATGACGCAGGGCGTGAATTGCTCGGCAAAATTAGCCAACTTACCCACGGTTGTGCCCAACCGATGGTCGGTTACTTAGGTTTATTTAAACCAGCCAAAAGCAATCTCAACAATGCCCGTGCGTTAAAAATTGTCAGCGATGTATTAGAACTTTACCCTTGCTCGTTGTTGCTGGCACAGGCATTATCCGAAACGGTGGCAAGCCTGCGTAAAAAACGCCAACAAGCCTTGCAAGCGGGGCAAAAAATCGAACCGCTTACTAATCATAACTACCTTAAATCGGTGTATGAAACGCAGAAACCGCACTTTGCCGTCATCCGCACTGATAAAAATCAGTCGGAAACGGTCAAAGCTCAACAAGCGGAAGACAAAAAAGTGCAAGATGCGATTTTATACATCGAACGTTTTGTGCAATTAGGGCAAGAAGAGTTTGTGAAAAACAGCCCCGAATATCAAATCTGGCTGCAACACAAACAGCAAAAACAAGCCCTTTAATTATCCCTCAAGGCGGTCATTACCGCCTTTTTTCTTGTCTGTTATTTACGATTTTTCACTTTTTGCAATTCGCAAAAGCCTTGCTATATAAGGCTTAAAACCACTTTTTGTCTTACACTCAGAAAAATTGTGCTAGTGGGAATTTTTAGGTTTTGTACAATATCGCAATGGAATAATGATCAGTTATAGGTGAAAAATGGAACCGCTTGCTCAACTTGAAACTTTCGAACAAAAAGCCCCTGAAGTGTTAGCCGATTTAGCCAAACATATTGAGTTTGAGCTTATCGAAAAACACGCCTTTGCCACGGACAACGCCAAACAAATTGGGGTCGAAATCGCCCAACGCATCGCCCATAACTGGGGCGGTGAGGTCATCTATATTCCACGCAATCTTGTGTTACTCCTGAATGAACGAGATATGAAGATTTTTAACGAGTTCAACGGGCACAACCACCGTGCTCTTGCTCGAAAATATAATGTTTCTATGCAATGGATTTACGCAATCGTCAAACGCATCACTAAAGAAGAAATAGCCAAACGACAGGGAGATTTGTTTGGGGAAAAATAACCGCTAAAAGTGAGAAAACGTCCGAAAGGGCGTTTTTTTGTGGGAAAATCAAACAAATTAAGAGTATGATAAGAATAGTTATTTTATCAATCTAAGGAAAATGTAATGAAAAAAGCATTAGTTTTATTAAGTGGCTTGTTATTAGCTGCTTGTGGCGATAAAGCCATCACCTCTGAAGACTTAGTTTCAACAATGAAAGCCAGTGGCGTTGAAATTAACGATGTAAAAGATTTAAAAAATGATAAATTTATGGTGCAGGGATTCAAGGAACGCTTTGCGTTCTCGATTCCTGAAATAGCACCTAAAGGCGGGCAAGCCTTTATTTGTGAGAAAAAAGAACAATGCACACCTATTTTTGCCTATTTCGATGCATTGAAAAATCTTGCCGGTCCTTATTTATATCAATCACCGAATGGCAGGGTTGTATTACAACTGAATGCCGGTTTAACCGAAGAAACTGCGAAGAAATTAGAACAAGTAATTTCTAAATACTAACTTCTTTAAATCACTTTAAAATCAATAAAACGCCATCCGTTTTAAACTCCTTTTAAGTCATCTTAGAAGGAGTTTTTTCATGTCTTTATCCCTACCCATCACCAAAATCGTAATCCACTGCTCAGCCACTCAAAACGGCAAGCAGTTACGCACCACCACTCAAACTGCCGCACAACGTATCGACGACTGGCACAAACAGCGTGGCTTTCAGCGTTTAGCAGGCAATTACAAGCAATTCAATCCGCACTTACAGCATATCGGCTACCACTTCGTTATCGACACAGACGGCACGGTTGAAACAGGTCGTCGTGAGGGCGAAACAGGCGCACACGTCAAAGGACATAACTTAAACAGTCTTGGCATCTGCTTGGTCGGTGGTATTCGCAAAGACGGCAAAAACCACGGTGAATACACCGAAAAACAATGGCAGGCACTACATAAATTATTGCGTCAGCTTGAAGCGAAATATCCCAGTGCTCGCATTTGTGGACATCGTGATTTAAGCCCTGACCTCAACGGCGATGGCACAATCACGCCTAATGAATGGATTAAAGACTGCCCGTGCTTTGATGTTTGGACGTGGCTGGATTCCGAGCAGGTTGTCAATTTAGAACATTTATTTAAGGCGTAACAATGGAAAAACGCAAACCACCTAAACCAAGATTAAAGAAAGACCGTTTTAAAAAACACGGTTCAAAGCAAGCGTAGGAGACTTTATGAAAAAAATAAGCAATAACGCCAAATACAACAAAGCACTAAACGGTGGTCGCACCGTTGCTCAATGGTTTTACTTACGCTGGAGTTACTAATGGCACTCAAAGAATTGATTACTAACAATGATGGTCGTCTTTCCACTACCGCCTTTATCCAATTTTTCGGGGCTTTGCTAATGGCTGGCATTTTGGTTTATGCCGTGTGGTTAGACCGTGCTTATGTAGGCGAACTCTTTACCACCTTTGCCCTATTTTGCGGTGGTGGCGTGGCGACCAAAGGTTTCGCTAATGCGTTAAATAATCGGGGGCGTGAAGAATGATTTTTTATCTGATTTTAGGCTTTGCTGTAGTGGGTCTTGTAGGGGTAATGATGGCCACCTATAAAATCCGTAAAGCTCATCAAGAAATCAACCGCTTGTTTAAGCAAAACGAGCAACTGCAACAGGAAAAGACAGTGGCTCAAACCCAAGTGAAACATTTTGAAGTGAGAAAGAAAAATGAAGAAAACACTCGTGGCTCTCGCCGTGATGATGTCATTAACCGCTTGCAACAGTCGGGCGATCTCCGTGATTAACCCAAGCTGTTCGGGTTTTGGGGTAATTAAAGCCAGTCGCCAAGATACTACCGAAACCCTACGCCAAATAGCGGTGCATAACGCGACCTATCGGGAAATCTGCTCAAAGGCTAAGGAAGGACAATGATTAGTGAATTTTGGGAATTTATCCGTGCCAATTTTGGCGTAGTTTCCACCCTGATTGCGATTTTTATCGGGGCGTTTTGGCTCAAACTCGACAGTAAATATGCCAAAAAGCATGATTTAAGCCAACTTGCCGACATTGCCAGAAGCCATGACAACCGCTTGGCAACGCTGGAAAGCAAGGTGGAAAATTTGCCGACCGCAGTCGATGTAGAACGCCTGAAAACCTTATTAACCGATGTGAAAGGCGACACCAAAGCCACTTCACGCCAAGTAGATGCAATGAGCCACCAAGTGGGCTTGTTATTAGAAGCAAAATTAAAGGAATGATGAAATGTCGTTAAAAGAATTGATTAAACAAGATCAGCGTTTAGTGATTTTACGTTCACTTGCTGATGCAGGCTATGATGCCAATGAGTCCATTTTGGACGATTGCCTTGCCCTTTATGGGCATAAAATCAGCCGTGATTTAGTCCGCACTCATCTCAATTGGCTCGAAGAGCAAGATTTAGTCCAAATCGAACGCCTACAAAACGGCTTTATGATTGCCAAAATTACCCAGCGCGGGCTTGATGTAGCAAATGGCGAAGCCGTGGTGGATGGGGTGAAAAAGCCTTTACCGAAAATTTAAACCACATTTAAAGGAGGTTTAAATGAGTGAAAAAAATACACGAGGGCGTGCCAGCAAGGTCGATTTATTGCCACCGAATATCAAGACCCAGTTGGCGATGATGTTGCGCGACAAGCAGTTTTCACAAGCAGAAATTTTAGAAGAAATTAACGACTTAATCCGTGATTGTGGCTTGCCTGAAAATATGCAACTCAGCAAAACCGGCTTAAACCGCTACGCCAGCCGAATGGAAAAAGTGGGGGCTAAAATTCGACAAGCCCGAGAAGTGGCAGAAGTATGGACACGCCAATTTGGCGAAATGCCGCAAACTGATATTGGCAAAACAGTCATCGAACTGGTCAAGCACCTTGCTTTTGAAATGTCGTCTCAATTTGCCGAAAACGGCATTGCTGAGCCGAAAGAGTTGGCAATGTTAGCCACCACCGTACAACGGCTAGAAGCAGCAGCCTCATTAAGTTATGAACGTGAACGCAAAATTCGCAAAGAAGTGTTAGAACAAGCGGCAAAAGCCGTGGAAGAAGCTGGCAAACAACAAGGCGTGAGCCTTGCTGATGTGCAACAAATGGTAAAAGCAGTCTATGGCATTGAATAATACCGTTCTTTATGACTATCAAAAGCGTTGGTTAAACGATAAAAGCCGATTCAAAGTGGCAATGTTTGCCCGTCAAACGGGTAAAACATTCACGACCACATTTGAAATTGTGCTGGATTGTTTAGAAGCGGAAGCTAAAGGTGAACGTACTCGCTGGGTGATTCTATCTCGTGGGGAACGCCAAGCCAAAGAAGCAATTAACGAAGGTGTAAAACGCCATCTTGAAGCCTTAAATGTAGCCTGTGAAGTGTTAGAAGTGCCATTTAGCCCAACGCTTAATGCCTTAGAAGTGATTTTCCCGAATGGCTCAAAAATTACCGCCTTACCAGCGAACCCTGACACCGCTCGCGGTTTCTCTGCGAATGTGTTTTTAGATGAATTTGCGTTCCACGCCGACAGCCGTGAAATCTGGAAAGCCTTGTTCCCCGTGATTTCCGCAGGCTGGAAGTTACGCGTGGTTTCAACCCCTAACGGCAAGGGTAACAAGTTTTATGAATTGATGACCGATTTGGATAACACCGAATGGTCACGCCACACCGTAGATATTTACCAAGCAGTGGCAGACGGCTTACCGCGTAATATCGAACAGCTACGCCGTGGCTTGAATGATGAAGATGCGTGGGCGCAAGAATTTGAACTTAAATGGCTTGATGAGGCAAGCAGCTGGCTTTCTTACGATTTAATTGATGCCGTTGAACACGAACAAGCAGGCAAGCCTGAGCTTTATCAAGGCGGTTCGTGCTTTGTGGGAATGGATATTGCGGCTCGTAACGACTTAACCGTGATTTGGGTGGTTGAATTGGTCGGCGATGTCTATTGGACGCGTGAAATCGTGGAGCTCAAACGTGTGCCATTGCGTAAACAACTTGCTGAACTTAACCGCATTATAAAGCAGTATCACGTTGTGGCAGGCAATCTCGACCAAACAGGAATGGGCGAAAAAATGGTAGAAGATGCCCAAGCTGAACACGGCAAACGCATTGCAGGCATGCTGTTTAATTTATCGACCAAGCTCAAAATGGCAACTATTGGCAAAACCGCCTTTGAAGATCGCAAAATTCGCATACCGCAGGGCAACGCCAATTTGCGAGAAGATTTGCACAAACTCAAAAAAATCACAGGGGCAAACGGCACACCACGCTTTACCGCAGAATCTGACAGCAACGGTCACGCCGACCGCACTTGGGCGTGCTTTTTGGCATTAACCGCAGCAACCGATGCCGTGATGCAACCTGTCATAGCTCACAGCCGCAAACCAAGAGCCAGCCGAAAATTAACGCAAGGATATTAACCATGATCGCATTTGTAACTTTAACCATTTCTGCCACTGTGCTGATTTTTTACGACAAACCGTTTTGGTGGGTATTTTTATTGCTTGCCCTCTTTGTGGATTATACGAAATAAGGAAAGCCAATGACTCCGAAAAAACAAGATTTAATCCGCGTCATCGCCAGTCGTGCCAACGCCATTGACTATTGGTCGTTTATGCACTATTTGCCGAACCCTGATCCTGTGTTGAAAAAAATGGGCAAGGACATTTCCGCCTATCGTGAAATTTTATCCGACAGCCACGTTGGAGGCTGTGTTCGCCGTAGAAAAGCAGCCATTAAAGGGCTTGAGTGGCGTATCACGCCCACAGGCAATGAAAAAACGGACGAGATTTTAACTGCACTTTTCGACCGCTTGCCGATGAGCCAAATCATCAGCGAACTGCTTGATGCCACGCTCTTTGGCTATCAAGCCTTAGAAGTACAATGGGAAAGCAACAACGGCTTATTGTTACCTGTGGCAATCACAGCCAAACCGCAAGAGTGGTTTGTGTTTGACGAAGAAAATCAGCTCAAACTTCGCACCAAAGAACACCGTGACGGTGAATTTATTCCGCCTTATCGAATGTTGCTTGCCACCCAAAATGCCACCTACACCAATCCTTACGGCTTGGGCGATTTATCCCTTTGCTTTTGGGCGGCGACCTTTAAGAAAGCAGGCTTTAAATACTGGTTGGAATTTACCGAAAAATATGGCTCCCCTTGGTTAGTCGGTAAACACCCTCGCCAAGCACAGGTCCACGAAATTGAAGACTTGCTCGATAGTATGGAAGCAATGCTTGGCACGGCTGTTGCCGCAATTCCTGATGATAGCTCTATCGGCTTAGTGGAAGGTGCTGATAAAAGTGGCTCATCAGAAGCCTTTGATAACTTTATCAAGTATTGCAAATCTGAAATTGCCATCGCATTACTCGGGCAAAACCAAACCACTGAAGCGGAAGCCAACCGTGCATCAGCAACCGCAGGGCTGGAAGTCACCCGTGATATTCGTGATGACGATGCCAGCCTTGTCGAGCGAGTATTCAACCAGCTTCTCGCTTGGATTTGCGAACTGAATTTCAGCGTGGACACCTTGCCAACCTTCGAGCTATTCGAGCAAGAAAGTATTGATAAGTTGCAGGCGGAACGCGACAAGATTTTGACCGAAATCGGCGTAGGCTTTACCGAGCAATATATCCTCCGCACTTATGGCTTTGAACAAGGCGATATTGTGATGGCAGAAATCAAGGTAGAAGCCCCAACCAAAGGCAAACAAGCAGTGGATTTTGCTGAACCTATCCCCCAAAGCGTGATTGAAACCATCGGCGAACAGTTGGAAGTAGAGGGCGAAGCCCACGTTGAACATTGGCTGCAAAGCATTCGCGACCAATTAGGGCAAACCGAAAGCCTTGAAGATTTCCGCAATCAGCTGGATAGCCTTATTCCTGAATTAAGTTTTGCAGAATATGGCGAACTGCTGGCGTGGGGTTCAACCACTGCCCAATTTGCAGGGCGACAATCCGTAGAAGATGAGCGTGCCAAGTCCCCCTCTTTAGTAAAGAGGGGCTAGGGGAGATTTGTCAATGAAATTCACTTTTGAAAATCAAGTCAAATACTTTGAGAAAAAGCTCAATCTACCGACCAACAGCTATTTGGACGTATTGGGCGAAGAACACGACTACTTTTTTATGGTCGCAGGAGCAAACTGCAATGAAGTGCTGCTTGCCTTTCGTGAAGCAGTGGACGAAGCCATCAACAACGGCGAAACGCTGGAGAGTTTTCGCAAGCGGTTTGACGAAATTGTCGCTCGCACAGGTTGGAATTACAACAGCGGCAGAAATTGGCGAACTCGTATTATTTACGACACCAATGTTTATGCGGCTTACAATCGCGGACGGCTGCAACAGCATTTGGATTTAGCCGGTGTCATGCCCTATTGGGAATATCATCACCACGACAACAGCCACCCACGCCAAGAGCATATTGACTTGGACGGCACAATTTTACCGGCAAGCGATCCATTTTGGCGTTATTACTACCCAATCAAGGCGTATGGTTGCCACTGCACTGTCACCGCCCACGATGAAGATGACTTGAAAGAAATGGGCAAAAGCATCAGCCAATCGCCTGAAATCGAATGGCAGGAAAAATTGGTCGGCACACGTTCAGGTAATCCAAGAATGGTGCGAGTGCCGAAAGGCTATGATGTAGGATTTCAACCGCATAATTTTGACCGCTTGACTGCTGGGCGAAATGCGGACGTGGATCAGTTGTTGTTCAATAAGTTCGTCAATGCCGAGCCAAAACTTGCCAGCCTACTGATTGAAAACGTGTTACAAAATCCGCGTGCCGTGATGATGTTAAACGGCGCGATGAAGTCGATGGTAGATACCGTTGCCACCGAAAAAATGGCACGTGGACAAATGAAAAACGTGGGCATAATCCCAGCCAAAGTGATTGATAAATTGACCGCACTTGAAAAAGCTCCACAATCTGCCGTGATTGCCGTACGTGATGAAGATGTATTGCACGCCTTGCGTGATACCAAGCAAACCAAAGGCATTAACCTGCCGATTGAGTTTTGGGAGCAATTGCCAGAGAAGTTGAGAAATCCAAAGGCGATTTTGTTACAGGCAAAAGAACAGCAACGCAACAAGAATGCGGGCGATGTGCTGCTATTTATCTATGAAACTGAGAAAGGTAAGGTTGCTATCAAAATGGATTATGAAGTCAAAATCAAAGATGAATTAAGTGGCAAGAAACTCGCTCAAAAATTAAATGTAGTGAGAACAGCAAGTGCGGTTGAAGATTTTACTCAATTAGGAGCATTTGAAGTGTTATGGGGTTCATTGCAGTAGTTTGCCTGATTCGAACAGGATAATCAGCCGTCTTTCGACCCTGGACCCTTTCCAGTTGGTAACCCCTACTGCAATGGTTTTACTATACGCCCAACTTATTTTTTAATCAATAGGAGAAAATATGCAATTACTTATTCAAATGAGCGAAGCCGCTTTAACCCTTCAAGAAAGAGAAAAGCAAGCCCCAAGTGAAACAATGCAAGTTATGTTTGAACGCACGCTTGCTTTGCATCGCTCAGAGCTTGATGATAGCGATTATTTTTATCTGTCGGTATTACTTGAGGTATTGAGCTCTGCTAAAAATCGCTCAACTGCAAATGAAAATGCCTTCTTGCGATTCGGTGCAGTAGCCCACGCTTGCAATGAATTAACATCAAGCACCTCCTGCTGACGCAGTTTTTCTTCTGCCCATTCAGCCAGAGCAAGCATTAACGATGAACGATAGCCTGATTCTTTTACACGCTCAAGCATCGAATCAATTTTTTCTTTATCCATATTCGTTTCCTTATAATGAAGCGTGGTAACATTACCACGCTTGCATTTTAGAGAGGAATAACGCCATGATCAAAATCACTCTCAACGACACCCAAGCGGTGGAAAAACTCCACCGTATTGCAAATCAGCTCAAACAACCCCGCAAGCTCTACGGCGTGTTGGGCGAAACCTTGAAGAAAATCCACGAGGAACGGTTTAAGCAGGAAGTTGATCCTGATGGTAACAAATGGAAGCCTCTTTCACCAATCACCCAAGAGATAAAAGGCAACGATAAAATCTTAAAACATCGAGGCTATTTATCTGAGAGAACGGCTTACAACTACAATGACAACGGCGTTGAATTTGGTTCAGATGCCAAGTATGCCAGATTGCACCAATTCGGTGGTGTCATTAAACCGAAGAAAGGCAAGCGATTAAAATTTGGTAAAGGCGACAATGCCGTCTTCGCTAAACAGTCAAAAATTCCTGCTCGTCCGTGGTTAGGTGTTAATTCACAAAATGAGCAAAAATTATTAGAGAAAGCAAAGACTGTTTTACAACGCCAAATCGACCAAAATCTGTAACATCGCCTAAATTTCAAAAATAAGCCTAAAAACGCCCTCTGTGGCGTTTTGGTTTAAATGAAATGAATTTATCGTCCGAAAAAATTTAAACGCACTTAAACGCATTTAAACGGCATTTAAACGCTATTCTATTTCCCTTTAAATCGTCATTTCCATTTTTCACAAAATCTTCCATTTTCATCCTTTAAATCACTTTAAAAGCAACAAGCGGTCGTTTTTTCTATGATGTTTGCCAACACAAGGAGAACCGAATGACCCTGATTGAAATTTTTAAAGCAGGCAAACGCCCAGATGCACACGGTACAGTGGTGGAAATCACCCCAGCCGATTTGCAACAGGCGGTAGAAGCCTACGATGTTGCCTATCACGAAGCCCCAGCCGTTATCGGACACCCCACAATGGAAGCCCCCGCCTATGCGTGGGTGAAAGGCTTGCAGTTAGACGGCGATGTGCTGAAAGCCGAGCTTGACCAAGTTCACCCTGAATTTGCCGAAATGGTCACAGATGGGCGTTTCAAAAAAGTGTCGGCATCTTTTTACCTTGCCAATAGCCCTGACAATCCAAAGCAAGGCTCGCTCTATTTACGCCATGTCGGTTTTTTAGGCGCAATGCCACCTGCGGTGAAAGGCTTGCGTAACCCTGAATTTTCAGAGAGCGAGCAAGGCATTGTGGATTTTTGCGAAGCAATGCCAAATGAACCCAATCAAACTGAACCAACTCAAGGAGAACCTGAAATGAGTGCAGAAGAGAAAGCGGAATTAGACCGCTTGCGTGCTGAAAATCAGCAACTCAAAGATGAAAACGCCAAAGCGAAAGCCGAAAAAGCAGAAGCTGAACTCAATCAAGCTAAAGCCGACAATGTCGACTTTGCCGAAGGTTTAGTGAAAGCAGGCAAACTCGCCCCGATTGCCAAACAACAAGCAGTCGATTTGCTGAACTATGCCTCAACTACCGCTCAAGGCGGTGTGGTGGAATTTGCCGAGGGCGAAAGCCTGCATAGCAAACTCAAAGCCTTTTTGGATGCTCAACCACAAGTGGTGAACTTCGGTGAAGTCGCCACCAAAGACAAAGCGGCAGCTCCGCAAGACGGCACGGTGGAATATGCCGAAGGCACAAACCCAGCCAGCATCGAAGCTGACCAAAAAATTATGGCGTATGCCAAAGAACACGGCGTGAGCTATACCGCCGCCTTTAACGCAATTTATCAATAGAAGGGAAATTTATGACTGCTCACAATCTCGCAGCACTCCGTGTGCAAGATCCTGTTTTAACCAAATTGGCACAGG